CCCGCCACAAGGTCTATCAACCTACCAAGGACTATTAGTTCTCGCCTTGGTTGTAAGTGTTCCATACTCCATATCGTCCAGTGACGGTAAGGCGCTGAATACCCGAAGGATTGAAAACGAGGAAGCCGAGGTTCTCAAAAATTGAGAATCCGATTTGCCTCAAATCCGGACGGTCAGCGGACATGACGGTGAGCGGGATACGCTCCGGGATGACGCCCAAGAACTCGGCGTCCGCCAAGATGTAGATGCACCCATACCCCACCTTACGGGACTGGAGTAGTGTGGCTCCCCATAGGTAGCCCATCACACCGGTCTTGAGCAGCTTGCGCTGCGTCTCACGGTCGATGTTCTGTTGGGTCCACTTGAGCAAGTCCGTGTAGTCACGGGGGTTGAAGAAGCAGAAGGCAACCGACAGGTCATGACGCTGAACCTGTCCAAAGCCATCGGCCAGTGAGTTGATGTCGATGGGTGGTGAGATTGCAATGTCGCCGTTGTATATGGGGTCAAACAGCCCAGAGCCAGTCCGTGAAGCGTTGTCAAGCGCCACTTGGACGTTCGCAGCGGTAGCGACAGCATCAAACAGACCGAACACATAGCCGTCCTCGGCAGCGCCGACTTCAGCCTTCGCCAAATTAAGGGAACGAGCGACGAGGTCAAACCGGCGCTCCTTAATCTGGGTGATAGGAATCATCGGGTTGCTGACGATTTCAAACGTCGGCACCGTGACCCTCTTGGGCTTGGTAACCCGAACGATATCTCCGCCCTCTTCACCAACCACGAAGGCTTCGACGAAGGACCCGCCAGGGGCGCTGGACACGGTCTGTGCGGACACATCAAACTCCTTGTCATAAATCGGCAAGGCTCCATCGGGCAGCGTTTCGACCATGAGCGCCTTACGAGCGATGCTCATGTAGTCACGACGCCGACGAAGGGAAGGTCCGAGGCTAGCGGCGAGTTTTTGCCGACCACCAGCCGTCTTGAGCAGTTGGCCAAGCATCGCCGTCTGCTGTTGTGTGCGGGAAAGGTTTGCCATTGTTTTAAATCTCCTCTCATTCGCCTAAGAAGTGGGTTCCCCGAAGAGAACTTCTCCTTAGAGCAGACTTGCTACGCCGAGCCAAGGCTCCTGCGTTGTGGGAACGTGAGTGCAGATTCCCACGGGGACGTAACTGTTGGTTCCACCAGTCGTGCCAGAGTGCGTCTTGTCGGTATAGAGACCGATGTTGCTGGTGGTGTGCCCGCCGCAGTAGACATACTGACCGGCTATGAAGGTGACGCCAGCCTGTGTGTCATACGACTCATTGCTGACGTTTCCCTGCCAAAGAGCACGAACGACTGGGGCCTTCTTGGAGCCCGAGGGTCCAATTGCGCCAGCGAACTCGCCAGGACCGTTGAGCAGGACAGCGAACGGGAGGTTACCACCTGCGACAACGGTAGAAGCGGTTGAGGTATAAGTAACAGCACCGGGGTTAAACGGACCAGTGCCGACGATTCCTGCTACCGCAGTTTCGGTGACGGCTATTGATGTATTCGCCGCCACATCCACATCGCAGGGAACGATGACAGATTCCACACCCACGGCGTTTTTGGGGAAGCCCGCAATCGCCATAATGCGTCCGCCGAGGTAGCCAGCATTGATGAGCGTGGTCTGGTCGGTTCCGGGGTCACCCGTAAGGGTGACATCGGGCGTGCAGTTCACGCTGTCATTTTGACCATAATATACTAATTTCACGGCCATTATGTGTCTCCAATCTGGAAAGCGGTTGAATTTATGCCGAAAGCCAATCCTCAGTCCATGGAGGGACAGCGGGACTATAGCTTCCAACACACGCTCTCATATAAGGGGGGCCATAGTTGTGGAATTCAAAAATTTACAAGGAGGGACGCCTAGAACAGTAGGCTTTGAGCGCATTGGAGTGGGTCTATCTAGTCTTGCCCTTCCATGGACAGGGCTAAAAAACGAAACCCCCGAACACCCAGTTCGGGGGTTTCCACCTGCGAGACATTGCTTTAAAGCTCTTCTTCGCCGAGCAGTGCTTTTGCCAGGTCGAAGTTCTTGGGCACATCCCTGTCGGAAGCGATAATAGGCTTAATCTTCCGAAGGGTTGCAGGCTTCTTTGCTGCTGGTTTGACTGCTGTCTTGATGGCTGCTGCCTTGCCTTCAGACTCGGGTGCCTTGCCAGAGGCAGGTCCCTTGAGTTCGGGCACGGCATCCTGCGGCGACCTTTTCTGCTCGCTGTCCTCGGGCTTCTCAACCTTGATGGTCTCTGCCCAGAGGTCGTCAGCATGGTCGGACTCGTTGTCACGGGCTTCCTTGCTGGTCTCACTCTGCTCGAAGTGCTTGGCAGCCTCGCCCGTGAAGCTAGGCACGACTTCCATGCCCGCCACCTGAGCGGCGGACTTTATTCCGCCCATGAGGGCGAACAACGGGTCGTCGTCCGCACCGGCACGACTGAACATCGAGGCTACGACATCTCCGAATTCCTGCACGCCGTTGTCGTCAAGGGTAGCTTCCATGTCCATGGCAGCAGACGGGGCGAAGAAGTCAGCACCGCTGTTGTCCTCGTTTGCCAAGGCGGAGGTCTTCTCCTCCATGGACTCCTCGTTGAAGATTTGGTCAAGGTTGAGTTCCTGCTCGGAGCCTTCGCCTTCAAGCTCGTTGCCTTCTCCCTCGACTACCTCTCCCTCGCCTTCCAGTTCCTCACCGATTCCCTCAAGCTCCTCGCCCTCGGACTCAAGGACGCCAGCAGGTACTTCCTCCCCGGCAGCTTCCTCGCCGGATACGGACTGCTCAAGCTCAAGGATATCCTGCTGAACCTCTTCCACCTTCTCCTTGATGTCCTGAATCTTCTCTTCAGTCACCATCTCGGTAGCGGCGGGTTCTGCACCTTCGGGTCCCATCGGGGGCATACCACCCTCTGCGGGCGGCATTCCGCCTTCGACAGGTGGCATTCCATCGGCGGGGGGCATTCCTTGAGCCATTGGGTCTTCTGCTGGGGGCATACCAGCGTCCATCGGGGGCGCTTCTGCGGGCGGTGCGTCGGGGGCAGGCGGGAACTCTGCCTTCTTTGACCTTGCTGCGGCTGCCTTGGCAGCACACTTGGCACACATCTTTCCACCCTTGCAGTTAAGGCACTTTGCGGCTGCCTTGCCAGCGGCCTTGGGCGCTCCGTCTCCCTTGCCTTCGGTGGACTTACCCTCGGACAGGTTGACGGTGTCGCCGGGACGCTCGCCAGCACCCGGACGCTCCGCAGCCTTGCCCGCATCAACTTCCTTCGGCTCCGAGGCGGTACCGCCGCCATGACCACGACCATCGTTGTAGGTCGGGGTCTGAGGTCCAGAGTCCTTGCGGTCGTCGGCTCTCTTCGGGGCAGCGTTCTTCGCCGGACCGGAAATCTCGCTTTTCACGGCGGACCTTTGGGCAGCGAGGTCCTCGTTCTTCTCCATCAAGGAGCCAGAGTTCATCTCATCCCGGTGGACTTCTTTCTGGGTGCTGAAGTCTGCTAGACGGGTATAGTGGGCATTGATGGCCGTCTGCTTGAGGGCAGCCTTCAGGGCGCTCGTCTTGTTGGCGAGCAACGTCTGGGCGAATGCCTTCTGTGCTTCCACAGGGGCAGTCGGGAGCATAGTCTTGGCGATGGTCCAAGCTGCGGCGACACGTGTCTTAGCCTCACGGGTAATAGCTTCCCGGTTGGTCTTCAGGTCGGCGAGCTTTTCTTTCAGTGAAGTCTTAGTGTCGTTTGCCATAATCTTTTCCCTCTCGGAGTTAGGGCCAATAATGCCCTTCTTATCAGGAATTGCGTAGTTGCCTTTTTTGCTTGCCTGCATGAGTGCGGGAGATGCAGGTGGTGGTTCTGGCGGAACCTCGGAGGTTCCTTCGGGCATCGGAGGTAGCTCCGGTGATGCTTCGGCTGGGGGTGGTTCCGGGGGCATTCCTTCCGCGGGGGGTGGTTCCGGAGGCATTTCTGGTCCGGACGGCATCGCTCCGGGAGGAGCCCCCATTCCGGTCTCGGCAAGGGGTTCGTCAGCGGGTTCCTTGCCGCTCGTGGCAATATCCCCGATGTTTTCGTCCATGCCGTCAAGCTCTGCCTTGAGAGCCTCGGACCACGGTCCTTCCTTGAACCTTGACCAAGCGGTCAAAAGCTGGACCTTCTCCTGCATCCCCTTGATTTCTTCTTCAATCTCGGTGCGCTTCTGGGCAAGGTAGTCGAACGTCTTCTCACCTTCGCCCTCGGGCAGGGTCATATCCAACTTGCTGATTTCATTGTCCAACTGACCAAGTTCGGCCAGCTTCCGACGATACTTCAGGATAATCGGGTTAGTGTTTGCCATTATCGAAGGTTCCTTCCGTCGTCCCTTGAGAGCAACAGCTCTCCCAAATTAGAACTTGAATAGTTGGGATTTTCCATAGCCGCCTTGGCAAAAGCCGCCTTGTCGGACCCATTGATGCAGTTTGTATACTTGGTGGCGGGGCCAATCCACTCGTCAGAGACTATCGACCGCTTGACAGCGCCGGGGAAGGCTGGGGTCTGTACCCAAGATGCTTCCACGAATTTTACTCCCCCTCCCGGAAGCGACTTATGTCCGCAAAGCTCGGCCACACGGCGGGGTACACCATCATCGTCGGGTAAAAATGACCCCTTGTTGAACTGGAGATGGTGGCAGTAAGTGGAGGCGTCGGTGACACGCTGCCCGCAAAAGGAGCAGATAACGAGGTCAGTGACACAGCCCATTGACAAGTACTTGACCTTCTCGGACCTGATATCGTTGGCAAGTTTCTCGTGCTTGAGGTCAGTGGCTACAAGGATGTCCACGAAATATACATCGTCACGAGGGTCTTGAGTGAGATGAATGTTACGCAGAACCGAGTCCACGATATGCCCCTTGGCATATTTGGAATTCTGGAAATGCTCTACAAAGTTGAAGGCTCCGACGAAACTCTTGTAGGACAGTTTAACAACGGACCGTTCCCAACTATCGTCATTATTATTACAGAGGTGGGCTGAGGCGGTGCGTATAAGATAATCATAAGGCTCTACCTCACAAGCCACAGAGGCTAAAATGGTGCAGTGTGACAAAAGATACCTAGTTTTGTCGGCGGCTGTCTTGCAGAATGGATGGTTTCGGTCAATATTGCATCCTCGGAACGCACTATTTCCGTGTATCTTTTCCCAGTCAGTGATACTGAGCAAAGGTTCGGAAAGTTCCGCATTGGCTACTTTATAGAATGACATATTCCCCTATACAGAGATTTCAATAGCGTGTGTTTTGAGACGAAATTGACTAACCCTTTCAAGATAACAAACAAATTCTTGGTACCCCATGGTCCATTTTGCCCTATTGCAAAATTGACAACATGGAAGGCAGTTTGGGGATGTATAACCAAGGTCGTTATTCTTACGGTCAATTCCATTACATTTGTAGGCACCATTAAATCTAGGGTTGGACTTTTTATCTGATGGGGGGTCACCGCAATAGTGACAAGCAGTTTGGGTCAAAGCATCAAATTGTTCTCCTGTAAGTTCCCATGAAAGCCCTCTTCTTTTAGCTTGCAACTTATAAACACGTAAAAGATGATTGCGCATCCCCTGACTGGTCGGCAGACTCATCCGGTCAGCTTTACAAAACCGACATCCTTTACGGCTGCCTGAACGAAGTGCAGCAGTGCGAACTAAAAGATGGTTATCCCTTCCACAAGAGCACGAGCACAGCCACAATGTCCCACTTTTTGCTGCCCTAAACTTGCTCAATACAGTAATACTACCGAATGTTCTACCTACCAGTTCTGTTTCAATTTCCTCATTTAGCTTTTGACGAGTTTCTGCCATAGCGATGCATCCACGGCTACTTTTGATATGTGGGCAACTTACGGTATTTCCCCTTCTCAGATTATTTCCGATAACCGTAAACTCTATTGATTCAGGACAGTTACATTTAACTACCCATCTGGCCTGCCCTCCGACTGAGTTAGCATCCCGCCGTATCACGGTCAGGTTTCCATAGGTCTTCCCTAACATATCCAGTACACGCATCATTCACCTCTATACTATAATACTAGATAGTTGGGATAATTAAGTTTTTCAATTTGAATCAAAGAATGCACCGCATGTGGTGCATTCCACAAGGTTCCCGTCCTCTGCCTCGGGTTCGTTGACCGGCTTAGTCTCCGTCCCCTTGCAGTTTGGGCACACAAGGTTGACCCCCTCCTCTATCTGCACAGCGGTCTTCCGTTCCTTCACCGGGGCACCCAGAGCCTTGGCGGTCTTGCTGCCCGAACACTCGTCGCACCACACGGGTCCCCGGACGTTCTCGCCCTTCTTCAGTTCCAAGGCTGGCTTCCCACAGGTCTCGCAGGACCTCCACCATGTTCCTGTCTCGGCGGTCTTTTCCCGATTCTCCCCCCGGCGCTTAAGCTCCGCCTCCATGGCCCCGATAGCCTTGCGGCTCTTCTCGTCCTTGCGCTTGCCTAGCCTCTTGACGGACTCCTTGATATCATAGTCGGTGAGCGTCGGATAGGGGTCGGCAACTTGCTTGCCCGCTTTCTTGGAGACCATATTGTCCAATAGGTAATTCTTGACTTCTTCAGGGATACCGTCCAAGTCCCCCCTATTGGACATCTCGGTGACGAGGCTATGATAGACATACTCCTTCTTGGGGGTCGTTGTCAGGGAACTCTGAAGTTCATCTATCGCTACCTGTGTCTCCCCTTCCTGTGCGAGGATGATACCCATAATGAAGTGTGCTGGTCCGTTATAGGGATTGTGGGCAAGCGACTGGCGAATAGCCTTGAAGGCTCCATCCCAGTCCCCTTCCGTCGCTGCCTCCAAGCCTTGCTCGTATAGTTCCCTAGCTAAAAGGGGGTCCCAGTCTTTCCCCGCCGCCAGATGAGCAGGAGCATCCCACGCCTTCTGTACTTCACCTTGCCTTTCATCGTCCACAATAACGGGAAAACTTGCCTTGACCTTCTCCTGCGTCTCCGGGGGTAATGACTCCCACACAAAGTGGCTCCAGTACTTGTCGATACCCAGCCTGTCCGCAACCTCCCGGCGCTTGGTGTTGACGGTGTTTCTCCACCAGGTCTCGGCGTCAACAGCGGCGACCTTGGATTGCTTGATGCCTACTTGCTTGAGAAAGTCCTTGTCCTCCTTGGTCAGTTGCAGTTTGCCCTTAGAAGGAGCATCCGGGGGTGGCTGGTTAAGCTTGCTATCCAGTTTGTAAGGGACTGCCTGCACCTCGTCTCCCTTTGGTACAGGTTTGGTGTGGGCAGATGTCCAATGCTTGTAGAAAGCGTTATCAGTATCATCCTTGGTAAAGGCATTAAGAGTTTTCTTGCATGCGGGACAAGTTATTTTCCAGTTCCAACCGCCTTCCTGCCCCTTTTGGGCAAGATGATTTTCTGTATGAAAGTTCTTCTGTCCCTGAGTATAGTTCACCCAGTTCTTTCCGCAAATCGGACACTTGTAATCTGGACCGTCTAAAACTATGTTATGAAATATTTCGTTGTGAGTCTCTATGGGTCCTCTGACCCCCTGTTTACAAATAGGACACAGCACGAGAGGCTGACTCTCCGTGGATGCGTATTCATCCTTAGGCAGACTGTAAATAGGCACTCCATACCTTGTCCCGAGGTCAGTAACCTCCTCGTCGTCGGGCTCGTCCTCGCCCGTCCATCCCGCGCCCTTGCTCAGGGGGATGGGGGGAGCATAGTCCTTGTCCAGCAGGCTCTTGTCGATGTGCCTCTTGATGTCGGACCTGCCCGGCTTGTCGGTTCCCTCGTCCGTCCTGACGACCTGAGATAGCTCCACGTTGCCAGTCTTCTGGTCCTGGAGGATGTTGATGACATCCTGTGCCATCTGGTTCTGCAGGCCCATGTTCATCGTTGTCTCGGGCTTGGACGGCTGTCCGGGGGACGTGGTGCTTGGCGTGGTTCCGGTCGTCGTCTGGCTGGTGGTAGAGGGTGTCACTGGGGCAGGAGGTTGCTGGAATCCTGCCGGATGCGTGGGGTCCTCGCTGGGGGCGGGCTGACCTGCCCCATTGGCGGTTCCTCCGAGGGGGGTCCCTGCCCCATAGGACTTCTCGCTGGCCGTCTTGGGGTCGTTTATCCCAGGCACGATGCCGTGGTCCCAGTTCTTGCCGCACTTGTTACACTTGGCGGTCTCGAAGTCGGTCGGCATTAGACCATAATCATCAGAGCCACAGTGTGGGCAATGGGGGTTATCCTTGTCGCTCTCTTTGAAGAATGTGGCGGTCTCGGGGTTGGGGGGCTGGGTATTCAGCAATGGGTTGGAGGACTTGGACTTGACCCTCTCGGAAAGCCCCCTGAGCGAGGCCGAGATGCGGAAGTCCTTGAGGAATGCCCTGTCAGGGTCGCTAAGCTCCCCAGGCTCCCTTGTCTCCGGGCGGATGTCGTCCCCACACTTACCGCAAGTTTCCATACCAAGTTCCAAGGAGATGATAGCTTGGGGGACTATCTCCGAGTCCTTCGTCCATTCGGCGTCCTCATTTGGTGCGGGTGGTCCAACCTGTTGGGTATCCAGAAGTTCGTCGATGAGCGCTTGTCCACAACGGGGGCAATAGGTTTCGCTGCGGAACAAGTATCCGTCAGGGTCTTCTTGCTCTGCTTTCAAGGTTGCCCGAAAGTCCTCTTGGTCGCCCAGCCCTTCGCTTCCCGTGGACCAGATATCACTAAGGTCAGCTTTTTTGGACCGGAGGAGTGGGTTGAAGGAGCCGGTTTTTGCCTTGAACCCCTTACACTTGCATTTGGTCCCTTTAATCTTACACCCGAAGTTCCCCTTGTGCCAGTGTTCGTGCCACTGGTGCCCGCAAACGCATATGGAATTGTCGGCGAGCTTCAGGGACGCCCGGTGGGCAGGGGCGTTCCAGGCATCTTGCATTTTCTCCTGCCGGATGGGTAGCTTGGCTGGCGACTGCGGGGGCTTGGGCGGGGGGGCAAGCCCGAATGATGTCTCGGTCTCGGGTCCCATGGGGGTGGGCTTCCATTTCTCCACAAACTTTCTTAGCCCAGGAAGAGCCTCTTTCTCAGGATGAAAGTTCTTCATGTGGTTTTCCTTACTGAGAACACGTTCCATGCCACAGTGTGGGCAACGGAACCCAACGGTCTGGCGCTCCCATTCCCCGGAAGCACTCTTGAGGCTGTCCATCTCCGTCCCCTTCCCATAGAAGGGATTGTAGTTGTTCGCCGGGGCTGCTGGGTCGTCCAAGCTGTGGTGGGCAAGGCTGTCCATGTCGGCAACATCAATTCCCCCAACTCCCCCCGCTCCGGGGATGGGGAGCATGGCACCCTTCTTCTGGAGCAACAGCGAGCGTGGCTTGGTCAGCATGAAGATACTTCTCCTCACTAAAGCAGTGTATAGATATGATTTTGTTGTAAAAAAGGAGGAAAATAATTTTAGGGACCAATCTCAGCCCGTACCATCTCCGCAGGCGGCGGAGTGTACACCAGCCCCAGCGTCTTTATCTGCTCAAGACATTCCTTCTTACCCTCAATGCTTGACACAGAACTAAGACTCCCGTCCGTGGGGGACGAGCAGAACATCGTTTGCATTGTCATAGTGAGGCCTTCAGTCTCGTAGAGAATGAAGACCCGCTTGGAAATAGTGTTCCAGACTAATCGCCAGCACTTGCGGGCGGGTGAGACATTGGCCGTGACTTGCTTTTGGGTAACGATGCTCGCCACGTATGCCTCCAAGTAACGGGAAATTGGGGTCTTGTCTAAGATACTGGAAGATTGGATTTTTGTTCAGCCAATTTTTTGTGCTTTGTTGCCCATATTTTTGCCATTATTGCAGGATTGCAGGCGGGGGCAGGTCCGCCAAACCTTTGCTGATTTGTTTGCATCCGTTTTTTATTTATTGTGGGGTTGCATGAGGGGCTGAGACCACCAAAACGCTCAATATTAGTGGCGTCTCGTTTGGCTTTAATCTCTATGCTAAAGCTGGGATTGGTGACCCCATACTTGGCTAGCATCGTAAGTTCGGATTTCTTTTTTAGTTCCGAGTCACTAAAATCCCGAAGGTTTCTCCAGTGGCCTTGACATTTATAAAAAGTTTTAGAGCAACACGGTTTTTGATGTATCCCCAAGAGAAAATTAGCTTGATTTCCACATTTATAAAAACATAAAATACCAGAATTGCTTATCGGTTTGACTAGCATACTTTTCTTATGTTGAAGATAAGCAGGACAGGAACCGTGGTGGTTTGAACAGCACGGGTTTTCTTTTTTTCCAACTAAATAAGTGGCAGGATTTCCACATCCATATTGACATAGCAACCGAGAGTCTGGAGTAATGGAGGCAGCACACCCTTTTGAGCCTTTTGGTCTCCCAGTATTTCCCTTTTCTTTAGCTATATGCCCAGCCCTAGCGGGGTCGGAAAGCCCGTTCTCGTTTATGTACTTGAACCCACCTTGCCCACCCTCGTGTAGGTTATAGCATAGCGGGTCCTGACGAGCTCCCCGCAAGAGTTCTACCTCTTTTGCATAAGCATCCGTGGAACTCTCAAATGTGAAAAGGACGCTCTTCTTGAAGTTGTGTTTTCCGTATTTCTTCACGGCACGCTTGATAGCAATTCCCGAGCCAAGATAGCCGTCATTTGGATTGGTGGTTTCGTGGACGCCGTAGTAGTATCGGCTGTTGAGGAGATTGGTGATTTTGTAGACGCTGAACACTTGCAGACCTCCGAGTATTAGATGTTCCCTCTATCTAATACTCGGAAATTTGTAAAATTGAAGCCTCAGTCAAAAATTACTAGCTGATTGAATACAGCAAGCTACGACCAGTGGCATCTCCACTTCCGAGGCCACTATCAAGGAACTCACCGTAAACTGTTCCGCTAACATCAAAGATGTCAGTAACTGATACGGTAACATTCTCGTTGACAGCAGCGGTCTCGATGGCGTATCCTGTCGTGAAATTACTAATCCAACACCCTTCGTATACGGTAGCCACGGCCTGTAGCCCAGAATTACCAAGGTTGTTGAACCCACCCTCGTTCGGGATATCCGCCGTCGTTAGGTCCGGCGTCCCGCCGCCGAAGCCAGAAGCATTGCTCGGGTCCTCCGAGGCAAGCTGGGAGAATACAATCTCGGTCTTGATGTCGAAGGGCCACCGATGATGACGGATGGACCTTACTCCGCCAGAGACACCAGCTTTATAGCCCAATACCTGCATGATGTTGGCAAGGTAAAGGCATGTGCGCTGGATAGTGATGCTCAGCGGCTCGGTGACACCGGGCACAAGCTCGGCGACCTGGTCACCGTAGCCTAGCCCACGGATGGCCTCTACTGTGCGGGTCTCGGAGATTTGGAAGGAGGACGTGACGCCCAGCTTCACGAACTTGCCCACGCCGACGACATCCGTGAAAATCTTGAAGCGAGACGAGATTACGGACTCCGTCTGGGGTGAAGCTCCTTGCTGATAGATATCAAAAGTGTGACTCGCTTTTTCAAGCGGGGCTGGTCATTTCTGCCAACCTCTTACGGTTCGTTTCCCGTAATGTTCGGACTATTGCATCACCCTCTTGGGTGCCCTCTCGCTTAGTCTCTCACGGTCCCTATCGGGTTCCGCCTCGTTGGCATCTCAGCTTTCGAGTCAATCAGAGTGGGTTTACCGTGGCCAATCTATCTAGCCACCTTGTGCCATGTTGTTTATTCCTCCTAAGCCGCTAAGGCGGCATATTCAATCAAAGGGGTTGGAAGTGTTTTTTCATAGAAACACTGTTCTGGTCTAGGCTCGTTGAATTGACGCCCCAATTGTTTTGCCATACCTTTTCTTCCCTGCCAGCTAATGTACTCTGGCGTTCTACGAGATGAAAAATCTCGCAAGGCTGCAAGTTCATTGGTCCCTTGTTGACGATTCTTCATAAACACAACAAAAGACTCTGGTTTCTTTTTACCTCTTAGGCTTAGCGACCGCCTTTTACGAGTCTCTTCCGAATGTGTTCCCAATCCTCGTGCCCGACGCTTAACCCACCCTTGTCGAAGAGCCTCTGTATGCTCCGGTGTTGCCTTCAACCCCATCTTTGCTTCACTGAGATGTTTTCGATGGGACTCAGTTACCAGTTTTCCTTTTGGCGATGGGGGTCTATCTGCCTTAGTGGCTATGTTATAGCCTTCTTCCACCGCTTTTAATTCTTCTATAGCTTTTTGCTCTTCTTCCAGCAACTTATCTGGCAAGCAAGAGCAGAAAACTTCAATCTTAAAAACCTCGCCGCCATACTTCCTGAAGGCATTTAGCAACTTTGGATTGTCGTGCTTTCCCGCTACAAGTTCTGCACGATGTTCCTTCCAGCGATGTGGTATATCCTTTGAACTTCCCACGTAAACTTTTTGGTTTACGGTATTTCGGATTAGATACACACCAGAATCCATAGCTACTCTTTGGTCTTAAACTTGGTCTTCTTCTTTCCCGCCTCGTCCTTCTTCTCACACGCTTTGCAAAACTCGGAGACATACCCACCGTGCCGATTGGTATGAGGCTTTCCGCACCCTTCACACGTTACCTCATCATCGTCATCGTCATCCTCCGTCGCTAAGACCAGCCCGTCCAGCAGACTGCCCTTCTTCTTCCCGTCCTTACCTTTCACCTTTAAGGCTTCCTCCTCGGCATCTTCCTGCATCTGTTGCTTTCCAAGGACCTTGGCGGCCTGTCCGAGCTGGTTGTATGCCCGATAGATAGCCTCCACTGCCTCCCGCACGGGGCGGGAATCATTGGCGTTGGTTATCTCCTTGGCGTCGAGGTACATCTCCTTGAGCCGGTCGGAGAGCTTCTCCACCTGCTTCAAGGCCTTGGTCGCCCTCATCTCCTCGGCGGCATTCTTGCTCCCGTTCAGGGTGATGGGCAGCTTGGTCTCAGGGCGCTCCAGCTTGACCGGACCCTCGTCCTCCAGCCCGTGGGCCTCGGCGATTTCCTTCACATTTTTGTCGCCGTCTTTCACATCCATCGTGTCTTGGTTTTCCACGAACCAAGAGCTTCCCTCCGACCCGGCCGCCATCTTGAGAACATAGGCGTCAAGCTCCCGATGGAGATAGGCTAGCCTCTCACGGAAGGTTCCCTTCTTGTCCTTCTTCTTGTTGTGAATTGACCACATCGTGGCGTAGGCCTTGTCCTTCTCACCAGGGTACTCGTCCTTGATTTCGTGGGCCGTCTCCTCGCTGATGCCAGGAGGAGTGACGGCGGTCTTGACACTGGCGACCCGGAAGTCAGAAGGGTTGACAGAGCCTTGAACTGTAGGATTTGCCTCCCAAGCCTCCTCGGCACTCTGGAACCCAAGACGCTCGGCAAGACCATACATCCCGGCGTAGGATGCGAACTCCTCGAAGTCTGCATAGCCGTTCTGGAGACGCCCCTTCCAGCCTTGGAGACCACTGTCCGTGGTGACCTCGGTATCCCCGAACGAGTTTCTTTCTTCTATTCCGGCAAGCTTCAGACTGGCCATGCAAAGGTTCTCCATCTCAGCCTCTTCCCCACCTTCCCCGAGGACACCCTTGGCGGCCTCGATTGCGGCAGCCTCGTCGTCCCACGGGAACGGCTCACTCTGCTGCTTGTTATCCTCGTTGTAGACGGTGAACAGCCCTCCGTCCCCTTCTGCCTGTACCCAGAGACGGACGGTTCCCGCCATCGGGGTTGCTGGCGCATAGACGCCCTGGTCACGAATCTCCGAGCCGATGAGGATGTAGGGTCCTTGGTACACGTCAAATGCCTTGACCTTGCCGCCGACCGCCTGGGCGATGGCATGGTGGATGGGCCACTCCTCGGGGTTATCGGCTTCCGACTGCGTCATCTCGCCTGTGGCTGTCCTGTTGCCATCATAGAGGCTCAACGCCTTCTTCATGGATGCTGCTCTGGTTCCTGTTGCCTGTTGCATTTCCACGGGGCGTCCTTTCAGTTCCCTGCTAAGTGCTTCCATAAAGTCATATGCCGCCTTGTCATTGAGTTCCACGTTCTTGGCTACGGCCGAGACGATATTGGCAAGGGTCTCGCTGCCCATCTGCTTCAAGTCAGCGTTGATGTCTCCGTTCCCTGCCCGTGTGACAGGGGGAGCCTGCTTCACGGGTGCGGGTGCCGTTCCTGGGGCGGAGGCGGGACCAGAGGCGGCCGGTGCCGTCCCCGGCGCTACCGCCTGCGGTGCGCCCGATGAAGGTGCTCCCATGCCCTTGGGGGGAGGAGGAGCGCTGGGAGGAATTCCCGGCTGGACTCCCGGCTGGGCTATCTTTTTCTGTGCTGCCAAACGAGGTACCTCTGCCTTTTCAGGCATCTTAGCCTCCGACTTCTCGTCCCTGTCTGTCACCCACGGGTCAGACCCCACCGAGGCTACTTGCATGGCAGCCTCCGGTACTTCGGTCTGCTCCATGTTGGTGCTTTTACGGAAGGTTCCCGCAAGCTGGCTTATCCATCGCACATACTGCTGGACTGTTCGGGCATACTGCGGGTATGCTTGGTCATCCAAGTTGGTTCTCCCCATGGGGGACTTCTCCACCCGTTCGAGCCATTGGACGGCCTTCATAAGCTGCTGTGCCTTTGGGTCCTTCGTGGACTGGAGGATTGGAATGATGTTCTTTCCCTCCTGGATGGCCGTCCTGAGCGTCTTCGGGCTGACCAGCACGGTGGCCTTCTTACGGCGGTTGATGAGCTTGGATTTCATCCTTCTCTCCTAAATATCGACTGGCGGAAGTGACGGAACCAGTGACAGGTTCCTGAGCGCCGTCAGGGCGGCGGTGATTGAGTTTACCATCGCCGCGTACCACGCCTCCAGCGCATACGCCGGATACATAGTAAGGCAATCCAGTGGACCCTGCTGAGGTGCCGAACTGTTCGGGTTACATAGCGGCGGCGTGCTGGGCAGCGAGGTCATGAACTTGATCGTCTTGCCGGACATCTGAGTGGTTATCCCGACGAAATACTCGCTGGTCGGGAAGGTAAAGCTGAAGTTGACAGAGGGGCTGGACCCAGGCAGGGGGGTTATAAAGGTTCCGTTCCCTACGAGGGAAACCTGTGGGTCGCCATATGCCGCAATCAACGCCTTATCTGTAGCGTCGTCAGGGTCGCCGATGAACAAAGCCTGTAAGCGGATGCTGATAACGCCGTTCGCTTGGGTTATGACAGGATTTACCTGCATTATGCCACCTTAGTTTGAGGAGGGGAAGAGTCATTACCCTTCCCCTCCTCATGTAATTAAAGACTCGTAGTCACCGAGAACACAATGCTGACATACAGCAACGAAAAGACGGGCCGAAAAGTTATAGTCACATCCACCGTCGTGGGGTCAGTCGGGTCTTGCACCACGTTCGGTGGGTTGTAACCGTTGATTATCTGACCCGGTGTTGGGCTTGCCAAGGACTGCAAGCGTGCGTTAGCAACCACGTTTATGTCCGTGACCAAACCGGATACCAGCTTGCGACCGATGAACTGCTTCATGTCGGAGCGGAATAACTGTGCCACATAGTCCGTGATGGTTGTGCAGGTCGGCTCGGACGTGATGGGGTTGCTCGGGTCGGTGCTCTTGTAGTGGCGGATGTTGAGCGCCCCGTTGTTATTGGTCAGGCAGACCAGCCCGGCTGTCGCCATCTGGTTCATCACCGTGTCGTCGTACTGCACGAGCAAGCGAGAGAACCCGACGAGGTTCTGGTTGGTCAGCGTGGTGGCCACATCGTTGGACGGGTTGATGTTGAGTCCCGCCATGGCGGCTGCCATGAAGCTGCCGTCCACGGCATACTCGGTCTGCTGGGCCGTCTGGGTATTGGTGAGCAGCACCCCTGCCGCTGGCATACCGATGGCAATCATGCGGGCGTTCGAGAGTGCCCGTGCGTTGGCCATCGCCTGTGCATAGCCGGTGAAGGTGCTGTAGCCGACGAACCCAATTGCCTCGCCCTTGTTCCTCGGACCAGCCTGTGTAATCAACTGGCGGCTGAGGAACTGATGCACCGTGGTCGAGGTGCTCAGCGGGACGATGACGTTCGCCTTGGTCTGTAATCCAGGTAGAGCGGGCAAGAGCGACTGGATGGCAGCGATGAAACTGGAGTCCGAGGCGATGTTGAGACCAGTCTGCTTCGGAACCTGCACGACGCCAAACTGCTGCGCCCCGTTCCCGACCATGAACTGAATACCGAGGGACACCCGGTTGATGGTGCTAGGAGCGCCGTAGGCGTTATAGGCATCCGAGCCCTTCTGGTACATGTGGACAGCAAAGTCGGAGGGCTGCTTGGCGGTCTGGAAGGAGGTGTAGTAGTATTCCCCGACCAATGGGCTGTTGCCGGACTTGTTGAACGTCTGCACGAGGGCGGTGTCACCGACGTTGGCACCGTAGGTCGTGATGACCTCGGTCTGGAGACCGCCGATGGCGATGAGGTTGTTTGACTCGGCAAGGCTATAGGGCACATAGGTTGTGCCTGTGTAGCGTACCGCCTCACTGCTGACTTGGAACACCAGCGTGTCGCCCGGCTGGAGGTTGTACTGGGGCGTCGGAAGCGTGGTATATCCGTAGTTCAGAGCATCCTGTGGGGCCACGATGGTAAACTTCAGCCCGGTAGCCTTGTCAATGTAAGTCTGGTCAAGGTAACCCTCGCCTGCGGACCCCTTAGGGTTGCTGGAGGTCACGATATAACGCAGAGAGTAGGGCAGTGGGTTGGTGGGGTCAACGCCTCCCGCCAGATGAAGGGCAGCGGCAGTGCTAACGGTTCCGGTCTCCACAAGCTGAGTAAGGACCGTTCCGAAAGTTGTGCTGATGCCCGCCCCGACTAGGGTTACGATTTGATTTGTGGTCGTCACACCATTGAAGACAATTGCATTTCCGATGACTACAACACCGAAGCTCCCCGTATTGCTGAAGGTAACCGTGATAGCATCGCCGCCGTCGCCCGGAGTGGTGCAGAAGAACAGAAGACCTTGAGTATTCAGGTAGGCTTGAGCGCCGGGGTCCACGTCCTTGGTATACCCGTCGTCTTGGAACGTAAGGGTGACGGTCTCGTCCACTTCGCCCGGAGAGGTATACAAGTCTGGGAAGGCAAACGGCCACACGATGCCGGTCTGGTTGAACGGACCGGACTCGGTGATGACACTGTCCGTGGCATCAAAACTGACCACCGGCAGGACCCGCCCGACCTCATCTTTCAGGGTATAAGTGCCCTGCCCGGAGATGCCGGGGGTGACGACCGTAGCTGTATAGGTATGGTCATTCAGGGTGTTGCGGTAATAGCTGGCGTATACGTTGGTCCCGTAGAGCGGGGCGTTGTAAAGGGTGAACTTACCGGTATCGCCGGAAAGGTCAATAACCCGGACGGCACCGCCTTCCAAGGCCTCTACGGGGTTGACGCCGATATAGACCGCAACCTTGGTCGGGTCGTCGGTGTTTACGCTCAGCCCGCTCCCGTCCACCACGCTGTCGGGGGTGGTGAATACGAGGTTCTTGCCGTTCGTCACCCCGGCGCATAGACGGAGGTAGACATGCTCGTCAACGAGAGTGGTCACGATGTCGGTTGGACCAAACGGCGTTGCCGCTGTGGTAGTCGCACCGACAGAGGTGACGGTGCTGGCTCCCCAGTTGATGATGCTATTTTTGTTGGAGTCCTTGCCGAGGACATAATCGGTGTCTTGGACGAAGTCTGCTCGGTTAGGACCGAGACCGACCTCAGTGATGACCGATACGTTCTGGGCGGGGATGATGTCGGAGGTATTCTGGTAGGTGTTAGTGTAGTAAGTGATGGTCACCGTCGAGGGAAAAGTCACCGAGTTGGTCAGGGTGACATACCCGTAAAGCCCGTCCACTGCGGAGACATCCACCTTAACGCCATTGACGAAGACCGTAACCTTATTCGGGTCAGTCGTCACGACACCGCCGTTGGTGCCGTCCACGATGGGGGCATGCTCAACCTTGAACACTTTGTTGGTATTGGGTCCGAGACCACCGGCAAGATGGGTAGCCGACATGGTAGTTGCTGCTATGATATCGGGAGGAGAGTCAACGGCAGGCTTGGTCGCCATCAGGAAACCGGCGTCAAGCGTCGGGATACCGGCAGTGACAAGGTGGTAAATATCCAAGAGGGTCCGCTTGCCGCCGCCGACCTTGGCGATGTCGATGGAGATGGCGTCCGTTCCTGCCCCGGAGACAGCCTGCGTGTCAAGCACGCCGGTTCCTGGAGACGAAGACAGTGTGTCGTCGGTGATGGCCAGCGTCACGCTATTTCCGGTCACGCCGGGGAGCGAGGTGCTGATGATTATGGAGTTGGGAGGGCTGTACACATCCGAAATCGTCAACGCAGCAAAGCTGGGAACTTGGTCCGACTCGTTTTCATTGGGGATGAGAGTGTCGCCCCGCTTGAAGTAGTAACTTATTTCCACGTTCTGACCCGGAGTGATAAGCTCAGCCGTGGTGAAGTCACCAGTAGCTCCGTCCAAGGAGATGACCGTAGCGGGGATGCCGTCTACGACAATCTGCACCTTGCTGGGGTCGGCGGTGACCACGCCTTTGCCGGAACCGTTCGTCACAGGATGATAAGTAGTGTTGAACTTGTTGGTGATTGAGGTCACCTGGTTCGAGATATTCTCGTTCACCACCTGCTCGTCGGCGCTGGCACTTGAGCCACGGAACATTTCGACGTTGTCCTGCTCGAAGTACTCCTGACCCTCGCCGATGATTACCGGGATGCGGGCGTTACCAAAAAGTGGCTGCCCTGCCTGTGCTATCTGGACTGTTGTGTAGACTCCGGGGGGTGCATAGCTGCCGAATAGTGCCATGTCAATTCTCCTTGACGGCGAGTGGCCGTGTTTCTTGCTCTCAATTAAGGGGGGTGGAAGTCAGTTTCTTACCCCATTTATACTCCAAACAAAGGCTATTTTGCCGAAATAGTAACGATGCTCCCTTGCGCCGATTCCGGTATGACTACCTCCCGGAGCTTGGTCCCCGGCAAGGTTCGATAAGACTCGTGGCTCGTGGCGATTAGAGCCTTCTCCCCGGTCTCCTGTCTGACCTTGTTCCTGACTTCTTGGCGTGCCTTGATTTTCTCCCACCGCTGGGCAGCGTCTTTGCCCACGGTAACGTCAAAGGACTGCTTTGACATATTGTTGGTGGATACGGCAGGTGCGCCCTTGAGATGATAGTGGCACCACCCATCACAGTCCTTGACGGGGCAGCACCGGTCTTCAAAAGTGGCGGTAGCCATCGGCATAAGCTCCTCTATGAGGGCTTTGCACTTATCACACACGAACGTATAAATTGCCATGACTTTCCCTTCACCCGTCCGCAGGACGGGGTAGAACCTCTGCCGTGGTCCCTATAAAGTACAAATCATAGTCATTTTGTGCTTCCGGCTGGCGGAACGACTACCTGTTTCTTTTGGTAGGAGAGGCTATGATTACATTGACCCAGAATAAGAAACTAGGACCGGGTGACCTCAGCATACTACTCAGGAACTCCAGCGGGGGGCTTATAGACCCCGCCATCATCGCCTATTCCATCTTCCAGCTTAGCGAGAAGGTGCCTACGGCAGGGCAGCGGGCGTATGACTTTGACCTGGAGCAGCCGAATCATATGCATACCCTCCCGGAGAGCGACCTTGTCCTCATGAGCCAGCCCAAGATGGTGCCTGCCCGTAGCTCGCCTGGGGCATACTGGGTCAGTATGGTGGTCCCTACGCTCTGGCGGGGCGTTTACAGGCTCATCGACCCCATCGACCCAGCATTTGAGGCACCCAGCACGATAATGGCTGCCCGCCCGGTTACCACCAACAAGTATGCCCCGGCCATTATGTATGTCCGGGAACTCCTGAGCGACACCAATCCCGACCGTAACTACCATTTTCGCCCTCCGACCCCTGGTAAGGTTGTAGCAGGATACACCAGTCGGGTCGGGTATATCTGGCTTGATTCCACCATCCTGAGGATGCTTGACATCAACATCGCCAAGCTCAACTGGTACAACCCTATGAACATCACAAACTACACCCTTGACAACATCCAAGTGGACTGGGGAAGGATTGCAGCGATTGGTGCTGCGGCGTCGTGTCTTTCCGCCGAGGGCGCACGCTGGGCGGCGGACGAGTTCAGCTACAGTTTGAACGGGGTCAGCTTGGACATAAATAAGTCCTCCCTTTACTTGTCATTGGCACAGAGCTATGGGCAGGAGTTCTCGGAACTAGCACCCCTGGTGACGGCTAACCGTCCTGTTTCGTGCGGGTTACGCCAACAGAGGTGGTTACTCGGATAGTATTACTATAATAGTAAACTTTTTAGTGGCGACCGCAAGTGCAGGTGTTGTTACGATAAAGATAAAAAGATGGACTTTCCATAGTATTATACTTATGTTGGCTCTAGTGATTTATGGACTTTCAAAGCCTAAGTATGATCCTATTAAAAGAAGACCGCAAGAGAATACGAACCTTC